ATTACATAAGGCGCTGCAGCAGTACCAGAACCAGAGTTAGCAGTTGTTACTGCTAGAGATACTGTGTTGGCACTTGCAGGTGTTGCAACAATTGTGCCCAAAGTCATGGCTGCAACCAGACCAAGAGCGATCTTCTTAAATGAATTCATTTTTCTCCTCGTATAATTCATTGTATTTTATATTAGTTTGTATTGATTAAGGTAATCCTCAACATCGTCGGGAATTTCCTTAGTATCTAATTCTACCATAGCCCTTTGCTTTTCTGCAAGTCGGCTAGCAGAACTCCAAGTATGAACTTCAATTTCAAGATTAGAATCCCTACTTGTATGAGAAATTGCCCCAAATACCGCCCCACAAACGGCATCTGCCAAGTCCTTAGATTTCTTTCTTGGGTGATCTATACGATTATTTTTCATAATCTTAAGCTCACTCATTTCATCAAGAAGTAAAGGAATATATGGCATAGCAATTCTTTCTTCATATATCATCATAGCAAGGTCTTCATAGTGTTTCTTAGCAACAGAAACTGTATCAGTTCTCATTCCTACCGCCTTTAGTTCCTGTTGAATATCAAAGGACTGCCAACGATCAAATGTAACCATACCTATATTAAAACCTTCTCTACGAAGATTCATTATCCATTTTTTAACCTCAGATAAGTCAACTGGACCTTCTACCTTCGGTTCCCACCATGCAACAGCATCAACGATAACAATGGGAGCAACCTGTTCATAGTCTTTAATTACCTGAACATTTACCCATCGCTCAACATGTGCAATTGCTACAGCACATTTATCGTGTTTTTGTGCAAGATCGGCATGAACATAATAAATTTTATCAGGGTCTGGTTTAAAAGTCAAATCAAATCTTCTATAATTATCCACAGGATTTCTGAGTGTCATACATTTTTCTAATTTATCTTTTTGTTTGAAGAATGCATCAGATGAATATGTAGGGGTACATAAAAATCTCATCATTGCATCTCCTAAATCTGTTAAAAATGCAATCTTAAAATCATCAATCTTTCTAGTAGGATTTACTTCCCATGTAGGTCTTTTTAATGCAAACATTCGTGGGTATTTATAAGATTGAATATGATCTTCTTCCCATACTATTTCAAATTCATTATCTGGTCCTTCTGGTAATTCTTCATTAATAATAAATTTATGTCGTCTTTCTATTGTTTCTTTTTCCATAATTACATCTTCGTACCGTTTTGAAATAAAATCACCGTTATAACGAGGAAATGAAAGAAGAACTACTTTACCAAGATCTGGAAAACGAGAATCTACTGTACCTCTAAAAGCTTTATATATATTATCTGCTGTTTTACCCTGCTCATTTCCTGTTCCTACCTCAGTAGCAAAGCCTGATATTTCATCAAGCACCGCCATAAATAAGTTAAGACCCTCATGAGATTCACGTTCAGAGTGTCCAGAATAAACAGTTATAGATTTATTAAAATCAATTGAATTTACTTTTGCTTCATATTTACCAGCAAACCAAGGTGACTTTTCAATTTTATTTTTAAAACCTTTAAAGAAAACATTTTTAGCTTGTTCTGCGTTAATAGCAACGTTAATAATATCTATTGCATCTCCACTTGGCTTTCCGAAATATCTGGCAGGGTCTTTAAGACAAAGTAACTTATAAACAACGTAAGCACAAGCCACAGTAGAAACAAAGTCTTTACCACTACCTTTACCGAGCTGAAGAATGATTTCGTTTTTGGTATATTTGTCATAATGCGATCCTCCTTCTGCAGTACCCATTAAGTCCTGCAAATCTTCCTTCCTATAAATTTGACTCATTGCTTCAACAATGTCATATTGAATTTTTGACAGCGGTGGCTGTGCAAGATATTCTGGAGACTCAACAAATGTTTTTACATCTACTGGTGTCTCTTCAAAATGATTATCTTTAAGTACCTCAAGAAAATCATTGAACATTGTGGACAACTGTTATAACCTCTCCCTCTTTAGCAATAGCAGATAGCCTTTGCATAATTAAGTCACGCACTTCTGGATGCTCTGATGCAATATCACGAAGAATGCCAACAAGAACTTCTTGTCTACGTTCAATTTCAACCATCTCTTCTGCAAGTTCTTTATTCTCTAACAAACCTGCTTTTTGTAGCATATCAATACGACGTGCCTCAATATCCATAACAAGTTTAATTGCTGCAGTCTTGGCACTTAAATTAGCAGTAGTGCTAGCATCATCAATAACTTCATATGCCTGCTGAATTAGTTTAGTATAGTGTGCATCTGCACCAACAAGTGCATCTTTTGCACGTGCACGAATAGCATCGTTAGCAGATGCCATAGCCTTCCACTCATTAAGATGTGCAACAACACGAGTACGAGGAAGGTCTAGAGTTTTAGAAATTCTCGTAGGGTCATTACCCTTAAGATATTCTTCAACTACCTTGTTTACCTCATCAAGGTGTTTTACGATTTCTATTTCTGCGTTTGTCATATTTGCCTTCTAGTCTATTGATTTCATCTTGAATATAAAAGATAGCCTTTTTCAAATCTTCAATATGCTTAGATTCATCTTTAATACCAGCCCTCCAGAGATACTTTATTGCGTTACCAATATTAAAGTTTCTGTGTCTAGTAATTTCAATTGCCTCTACTCCACTTGGATCTGTAGTGTAGTGGTATGGATGGTTAACTTGGTCAACCTTGATAATAAATTTTTCTTTATCACTCATCGTTTTGATTTCCTTAGTCCAAATTTAGCAAGGTAAACATAGATTGTTTCTACGCTTGCCCCACATTCTTTGGCAATATCTTGTGGAGACTTTTTATCCATAACATATCTTTTACGAAGCCAAGTCTCGTTTGTATATAGTTTACCAGTCATATCTAGTCCTTGTCAAATTTCACAGCCTTTTCCCAGTTATTTATAGCCCAATGCCCAATACCTGCTGCATCTGCCACATCATAATCATCAATCTTTTTATCATATGCTATCTCTAATAGCTTTATTGTTCTTTTCTTTCTAAAATCACGTTCATATGATTTATACCAAGATAAAGACTTACCAGGATTTACTGCCCTTACCTGTAGTTGTTCTTCTTTACTTAGTTTCTTATTACCTAAATAACTTTGCCATGTTATTGGCGATACCCTGCCAATTAAAGATATGCCAGATAATCCAGCACCTCCAAGAATCGCACCTTGAACCAAAGCAAGGTCTGCTGCAGTTTTCGGGGAATTCATAAAAACAGTATGCTCAATAACAATAGTCTTAATCATATTATAATGATCAAATAATGCTTTAGTTTTAGCAGTAGCATCTATTACTTTTTCATATATATTATTACCCTCAAAGTTTATTTTTCCATATCCTGTCAAAGTTTTATGGGTATAAAAAGCAAATGCAAGACTATTAGTGCTAGCATCAATAGCACAAATATGTGTTGGTTGATTAATCTTGCTCATAATCAAAATATCCTTTAATTTCTTTTAACATTTTATCTACTGCCTTTTTGCTAATATTACAGTTTGAACAAAATCCAGAATCGTTATAAATTGAAAGCTGTTGTCCACATCCACCCAAACATTTACGAGATTTGCCTATTCTCTTCTGACGACGAGTTAATTGATATCTTTCTGCTATTTTTTCTCTAGTTGAGATATCTCTACACTCTTCGCTACAGTAAATTTGATAACTTACTTTGGGTTTAAATTTTGTGTCACATCTTTCACACGACTTCACTCAATCCCTCCATAGATTTTATTTTTATTAATCCTGGTTCAGCTTTGTCACAGGCTGCCTTTACTGGGCACTCTTTACAAATTTTTGAGTTAGATCTATAGTTTTTTTGTGGAAGATTTCTATCTTTCCAAGCTTTGTAGACTTCACGCATCCAGTCAAAAGTATTATTTACCCAAGTTATATAAGTTTCATTTACCTCTATTGGAAAAACTAATAGTTCGTGATTATTTTTATTTTCATAAATAAGTGCACCTTTTTGTTTTCCTAGCACTCGCATATAAATAATCAACTGCATCAGATGATATTTTGCTGGCTCCCCTCTGAGTTTATGTCGCTCAAAAGCCTCATCCTTCATTGTTTTTATTTCACCAACAACCTCTTCGTCTCCCAGAAGAAGCATTGCATCTCCCCAACCAGAAATTGGCGGATCATTACATTCTATCTTAAACTCTGTAGTATCTTTCTCTTCTTTATATTTATCAAAATGCTTTTGGTCTAGAAACTTTTTTGCTACCCCTGAATCCATCATTGCATCTTGAATTCTGTCATGAGACATTGTTCCAGCAGTCATATTAGCAATATCATATGGATCATTGTAACTCTCAAATATGTTTCCCTCAAATGCTAAGTACCAGTATCTTGGGCATTCGCCATGTCCATAAACAAGTCCAGACGGAGCGAAAGTTTTCTTTTTAGTAAACTTTGGTACTTGCTTTGCAATATACCCACTATTAATCTTTTCTATAAGAGCAGCAGAGTCAAGTATATGATTTTTATCGTCAGACTTTTTCATCATTTGCTTTATCAAATTTTTAGTCATTATAATCCTTTTTATCTATTATATCATTTAACGAATTATGTACTTAAGAGCAGAGACTAAATTATTGATTGCTTCTGCTGCGGTATAGTATATATTTTTCTTGCTTCTGTCTGACTTATCCACATTAGTCAACCATGTTGCCTTTAATGACATTTTTGCTGCAATAGCCTGTAGCCTTACTATTTCTACAGTTGCTACATTGAGCGGTATATCTGGTTTGATAATAACTTTAGCAATAAATGTAAGAGCAGTAGTTAACTCTTCATCTTTCATATAATCTGCTATTTCTGATAGTCCATTTACCATATCAAGCGTTGTTTGTTGTGGCTGTGCCTGTTCCGCCATTTTGTGCCTCCCATGTTAATTGATCTAATAAGTCAAATTCTATAATTGCAAGACGAGTTTTTTTGTTACCCTCTCCTAGTATTACTACTATGGCTGGAGATTTATCTGTACCCGCTTTAATAGCATCTGTAGCTGCTTTAGCCCAAACATCTTGGTTTAGGGTAAAAGACTTTGAGGACTCTTTAAAGTCAACAACAAAATCCCTCCATGTCGCATCTCCCTTTTTAGTATTGCGACCAGAGTTCTTGTGCTGTTTAGCACCTATCCTTTTACTCTCTGTTCTTTCGCTCATAATCCTTCTTTGTCATTTTTATTTGTGACTTTGATAAATGCTTTTTGCTACACATCCAAGTCAGCTCTAATGATTCTTTCCATAATCTCAAAGAGTCCACTTCTTCTTTGCATGTATGACATGGAAATTTTCCAACATATACAGAAAATTTTTGATTAGACATTTGATAACTTGGTCTTAAATGATTCTTGCAAGTCCAAATCCTCTCGCACTCTGTTAATTAATCCGTCTCTTCCTTGTACCTTTGTACCATCTTCTAATTGATACCAAGCACCAGTTCTATTTATATGCCCAGCCAATTCAGCGGTATCAACAAGATCGCCAATAGTATCAACGCCAAGATTATCACCTCTAAAATAGAAATCATATTCACCACTTTGGAAGGCAGGCGAAGTTTTAGAGAATTGTAATTCCCAACGAACTTTGCGACCAATCTTTTCCTCAATAAGTTTATCTCCAACATGTATCTTCCCCTTTATCGCTTGGTTGTCTGATTCAGATGAGAATAGTTTAATTACTGTAGATGAGTAGAACTTTGTAGCCTGCCCACCTGTTGGCTGTTGACTTGTATACATTGCATTAATATTATTGCGTGATTGACTAATCAAAACAAATAATGTTGGCTTTACCTTATTATTAGCATAGTTAATCATTTTCCAAGCATTGCTAAAGTCACGAGATTCAGCGCCGATCTGCTTAGTATTTTCTAATTGCTTAAGTTCATCTGAATCTTTTTCAAAATAAATTGCAGGTAGAAGAGAAGTAATACTGTCTACTACAATAAGATCTACTCCAGCCTCCATTAAATTAATTCCAATATCAACCATCTCATTAATTGTTCTTGCTTGTGAGACAATTAATTTAGATGTATCTACCCCAAGTTTTTCTGCCCAATCTTTATCGTATGACATTTCTGCATCAATCCATGCACATACTTTTCCCTCTTTTTGTGCAATACCAATCATCTGTAAACATAAAGATGACTTAGCACTTGACTTACTTCCCCAGATAAGAACCTGCCTTCCATATGGTAGTCCACCATTTAAAGCACGGTTTAGTCCAAAGCTAGGTGTTGCTGCATATTCAGTTTTCGGTACAGCATCTCCAACCAATATACTTTTTCTTAATTTAGGATTTAATTGCGCCAATACTTCTTCAACTGTAATTGTCATTAGAAACGTACCCCATGCTTCTTTGGTCTGCCTGTATTCTTTTCCATCTTCTCTTTTATAGCATAGTCAAGAGATTTTGTCATATATCCTGCTTCAACCATTCCAGCATACAAATCAAGGGTACGAATAATAATATCTGCAAACTCATCTGACATTTGATCTGGATCCATTTCCTTACGAAGAGCTTCCATTGCCTCCACTACTTCTGAAACAATCATCATCATTTGCTTGGCTACAAAAATAGGATCTACTGTTCTATCCCAAAATCCTTTATCAACTGCATTCTTATGTATCTGTTCTGCTAATTCATCAAACATTTGTTACATCCTCCATTATCACTGTTCCATCTTTGGTTTTACCAAATTTAAATTTATATACATTGCCAGACTCTACGCTCATATATGCTTTTGGAAATGCTGTTGGAAATACTGTTACTGCATGTAATTCACGACCAGCATCCGCAAGTGTAAGAGAAGCCATCTTCTTGCCAGCCTTAGTTACTCTTGGCTTGAACGAAACAACAAACATCTCATCATCTTTATATGGCAACATCTTATAATTTAAAAACTTTACAAGAGCATCTTTAGATTCTTTTATTTCATCCACAGGGACTGCAGAAACAATCCTATTATCATTTGCAAGAATAATATAAGTACGACCACCCTCAATAGTGGTGTTTTCATCATCAAATATACCGACAGACCCAGTTTTGTCCAAAACTTCAATTCTTGACCATCCTTTTGATCTTTTAATTGATTTTACCATACCCATCAAAATGAATGCGCCTTTTTCTTCATATTCTTCAATATCATTAATATATGCATAATAATGTTGTGGAACTGTTATATTAAACTCAGGAAGGTTAAGATACTCATATAAGTTTTCCTTAACCTTCTCTGCATTGGCTGGGTTGTCTGGAAATGTAAGTGCGCCAATAGAATTCATTGCCTGTAATGCTCTAGAGTTTACTCCATTACCTTTTGTAAATGTGAACTCTTCAACTTCTGCAAAAGACTTAAAAGGTCGTGCCGATAAATATCGTTCTGCAATTTTATCAGAGATAAACTTAATTGCTGATAATCCGAAACGTATACCTTTACCCTCAATTTTAAAATCAATATCCGAATCATTAATATGAGGTAGTTTAATGCTAATCCCCATTCTTTTCGCTTCAATAAGATATTCAGTTCGTGCATCTTTATCCTTTTCATTTTTAAGAAGTGCAAACATAAACTCAATTGGATAGTGATACTTTAACCACGCCGTCCAATACGAGAGCGTAGAATAAGCAACCGCATGACTCTTGTTGAACGAATATCCCGCATGTGCTTCAAAGTCACGCCACAAATCAAGAGCATCGTTAGGAGCAATATACTTAGAAGCACCTTTAATAAATTTATCTTTGAAAACATCAAACTCTCTTGCATCCTTCTTTTTACCAATAATCTTACGGACTTTATCAGCTTCTGCCATTGTCATGCCACCAAGCTGAACACAAGCCTGCATTACCTGTTCCTGATATAGGATACACCCATATGTTTCTTCAGTGAATGGCTTTAATATTTGATGCATATAATCAATATTTTGACGACCATGTTTACGAGCAATATAGTCTTTACCAATAGTATTCATAGCTCCTGGACGAACAAGAGCATTAGAGGCAGCAAGTTCAGCAAGACTCTTTACCCCCATCTTTACCAATAGATTTGTATACGGTGTAGCTTCGCACTGAAAAACACCTTTTGTATATCCATCAGAAAGCATTTGATAAACATTTTTATCATTCATATCAATTTTTAGCAAATCTATTTTTTTGTCATATCTTTCTTCAATAATATCAAGTGTATCTTTAAGAACACTAAGAGTTTTTAAACCAAGAGCATCAATCTTAATTAAACCAATGCGTTCTGCTTCTTCCATGTCTACTGCCACAACTGGTATGCGCTCATCTGCTCCAGTTACATTACGAGTTTCCATAGGGGCATATTTAAAGATTGGCTCCTTGCTAGTTACAACACCTGCAGCATGAATACCAGTTCCACGAATACGACCACGAAGCTGTTCTCCATACATGACTACCTCTGGATATTTATCACGGAACCAAGAAGAATTTTTAGATGTACAAAAGTCATCCCACGTATCTACAGTTTTTAATACTTTATTTACATCTGGCAACGGTATGTTCAAAGCACGAGAAACATCTCGCACAACACCTTTATCTTTAAACTCTAGAAATGTAGCAATAGATGCAACATGCCTATATTGTCTAACTAGATAATCTTTTACTTCATCACGACGTGAGTCTTGAATATCTGAATCAATATCAGGGAAGTCATTACGCTCAGGATTAATGAAACGGAAGAACAAAAGACCATGTTCAATTGGATCAATATCTGTAATACCAATAGAATAACAAAGAAGAGAGCCAGCAGAAGATCCACGACCTGGACCAACCATAATTCCTTCTTTCTTTGCCCAGTTAAGCATATTGCGAACAACCAAAAAATATGGAGCAAAATTCTTTTGATTAATAATTTCTAGTTCTTCATCAAGACGATCTAGATATTCTTTGTTTGTATCAAGACCACGCTCTTTTAACCCCTCAAGAGCAAGCTTATATAACTCTTCTCCTGGCTGTCTATATTGTACTGGTAACAAGTTGAGTCCAGACTGAATATCATATTCTTCAACCTTGTCACAAATCTCAATTGTAGATGTAAACATTTCTTCATTATCAATACCATGCTTTAGCATTGCATCTTTCATTTCTTGATAGGACAAAAGATGAATATCAAATGATTGAAATGACATTTGGCGGTCTGCGCCATAAAGATAGTTAAGCCTCTCCATCATATCTTTGTGCTTCTTAGACTTATCGTATGTAACATCTTTCTGTAATTTTGCGTGGGTATTCAGGATAAGCATAAGTTCCTGAATCTCCTTTTGGCTAGTATCAGAATGATGACAATCAGGAGTAACTACTAGTTTTACCCCCATAGATTTTGCTAACTCTACTAATCCTTTATTTACCTTTTCAGAGTTATGAGGCATTACCTCAATATAATAATCATCTCCAAAGGTTTCTTTAAACCATTTAATATGTTTTTTTGCAACTGCTAGTTCATCTAGTTCTACCGCTTTTGCTACCCAGCCACTTAGGCAAGCAGAGGTTACAATAATTCCTTCTTTGTATTTTTCTAATGTTTCAAAATCAAATCTTGGCTTACTAAAAAATCCTTCGGTCCAAGCAATTTCATTAATCTTATTTAGATTTTCTAAACCCTGTTGGTTCTTAGCGAGAAGAACAATATGGTGATAATTCTGATCAAGAGGGTCAGTGCGGTCTGCCTTGGCCCTCTTGTCAGACATGTTGGTTGTCATGTAGCCTTCAATACCCAATATGGGTTTTATGCCTGCTTCTTTTGCAAGACGGTACATCTCACGGTGTCCAGACAATGTTCCGTGATCTGTTATAGCAATTCCTGGCATACCCAGTTCAACTGCTCTGTTTACATATTCTTGCGGAGTAGCCACACCATCCATTAGAGAATAATGGGTGTGGACATGAAGCCCAACGTAGTTCATTAATTACCAATCAATGTTTGTAGCAGTTGTTGATGGAGTATCAAATCCAAAGTAAAATGCCTCTTGCTCTGGATATGGAACTTCACGAACTACCTTTTCAAGATTGAAGTATTCATGACCTTCCCATTTAAATGGTTCAGTGTCAGGTGTTGATGGAATAAGTGTGTAATTAGTCTCAGTACCCTGGCCATTACGCTTTAGCTTCCACATTAAGTTTGAGATACTGCCTGTTTCAAGTGCATACTCACGAATTGTATTAAATGCAGATTGCTTGCTGATACCCTGCGACCATACTGCAATATATGGATCTTCTGTTCCATCATCTACAAGTACGTTTGTGTAGAAACGAAGACGTGCTCTCCAGCCACTCTTTGGCTCTTTACGTGCCATTTCGCAACCAAAGCAACGACCCTCAGATTCCTGAGTACATGCAGCCTTGCGCTTATAGTCTTTTGGATTTGTGTGCTCTGATACTACAACAGCAAGACCACGATCTTCGTTATAGTTTGCAGAGTCTGAGTCAAGTTCGTTTACAAAACGAATCTTTGCTGCCTGTCCGTCAATTAGTTTTACCCAACGGACCTTTGTTCCTGTGCTTTCATATTTTGGCTTTTCAACTAATGCGTTGATGTTTTTAAGCCCTTTTACTATAGTCATGTTTCTCCTTATATAAGTTTTTCTATTTTAACATAGCAATGATAGAGTTGTCAAATGAATATTCAAGTTTTCTAATAGCATCATCATCCATATCGCCTATATCTTTATATTGTTTATCTAGTTTGATTACTGTTATTAGTGACCCTAGTTTCTCAGTTAGGCGGTCAGCCATAATTGAGCCTGCTTCATCATTGTCTGCTACAAGTACAACATTATTGAAGTACTTTTCTAATAGCTTCATCTGGCTTGATGAAACATTAGCCCCCAGCGTAGCAACTGCGGGAAAACCAACTTGATCTAATCTAATTGCATCAAAGGATGATTCTACAATATAAACAAACTTTGATGACTTTACTCTGTGTAAATTAAATAATATTTTGCTCTTTGGAAGTCCTGGAGTATTTTTAAAATCCTTACCCTCAATAGTTCTAGCAACAAATCCAAGAGTCATTCCATCTGGAGATTGCATGGGAATAATAACAGAATCTTGTTTCTCAGAAAATCCTAAATCAAATTTAATAACTGATTGTTCTGTAATTCTACGACCATTAAAATATGACATAGCCCTAGGTGATTCTAATGCCTGTTTATTTAGTCTTTTGATTAGTAGTTCATCATATTGAACAAAGTCTGGTGCAGCATATAATGCTTTGTTAACTACCGCCTCAAGATCAGTTTCTACTTCTTTGCTTTTTATATATCTAACAGCCTCAAAATATGATCTTCCAGTCATATGCATAATAAACTCTGTTAAATTCTTTGTAGTCTGACAGCCAAAGCAGAAGAATAGTCCAGACTCTTTAGATATCTCGCCAGCAGGAGTACGATTATTGTTATGATATGGGCAGAATATAATATAGTCAGTGCCGTATTCAGCCTCTATATCTATACCTGCGCCAGTTAGTACTCTGTGTATCTGTTGTGTTGTATATATATCTTTAAGCATTCTTATCTTCGTAATCTTTATATCTGTAATATCCCTTGTCAAAATCTACTTGTATTAAAAAGTCTCCCATAAATCCGTTACGATTTTTTCTAAACGCACATTCAATTATATCACTGTTAGTTGCCCTACCAAGTGCAAGTACCCAGTCGGCATCGTAAGCAATTTGTCTTGACCAAGCAGTTTGACCTAAAGTTGGAACTGTACTCATATTTGTAACATCATCTGGCGTTGCAGAAGAAATTGCAATAATAGGAACTTCCTCACTAATAGACATAAGCTTTAATTCACGAGAAAGATTCTTCATGCGTACCGTTTCGTTATCAGACTTTTGGTTTGGTGCCATTAGTTGTAGATAGTCTACAATTACAAAGTCTGGGCGGTATTGATCAATCTTTCCACGAATAACTGATGGATTAATTTCTCCACCACTATCATTAGAAATAATATGAAAAGGTGGCTTATCTGCAATTCTACTTTCATGCCATTTCTTTAACATATCAATTTCAATATCACCATTAGAAATCTTACGATGTGACCACAGACCCTCACCCATAATCGCATATACACGATTACGAACTTCTGTTTCCGACATCTCAAGACTTATGATCATTGGAGTCTTGCCCTGTTTCCATGCCTGTACAGCAAAGTAAAGAGCAAGCCAAGATTTGCCAATGCCTGGATATGCCAGGAAGATCCCCAGTTGACCTGGCATAATTCCTGAAGGTAGGTAATTGTCAAATCCTGGCAAGCCTGTCTTAATTCCTATTTTGCCAAGTTCTTGTTGTTTTTTTACATTTTCAAAATATACAATTGCAGATTCAATATCTGTTGCATCAATATCACGAATAGCAGAAGTATTCTTTTTTAACTCTGAAGTCTTTGTAATTAGTTGTTCTAATGCTTTTACTCCCTGTCCACCCTGAACATCAGTTGCAGCATTGCGAATAATATCTTTTAAACTATCATTCAAATAATCTGCTTGTAATTCTTCCAAATGATGCTTTGTTGTACCTACCCCGCTAACTGGAGCAAAGTCTCTAAACTTTTCAACTACTAAAGATGATGGAGGTACTGTACCATTACTTTCTGCATACCTCTTAATAAAATTCCATACATCATTATGTGTTCTAAGAAGTCCGTCTATATTGGCTTGAAGTAAAACATGTATTTGTTTATCTTCTAATACTGCACTAATTACTTTTGCTTCTGAATTACTCACTTAACCACTTCCTAGCTAATTTTCTACGCTCTTCACGATCTTTTAAATCTTGTTCTGTATTTATTCTACCATTAAGAATTTCTTGTGCATTATATGCAAAAAAATTCCAGTTAGGATTTTGTGCAACTGTAAAGTAATAATCTAAAATATCATAGCAATCCTTAAGTCCATATGACTCAACAAGGGCATCAGCAGCCCATTGTTCAACATTTAGATTGAGATTAGACTTTTGCTCATATCTCTGCAAGTGTAATTTGTTGTAGCGACTGAGCAAAGCCATGCGGTCTTTGCGGTCTGCCATATTATTCTTCGGCTAAAGCTGACTTAGCTTCTTGAACCTTTTCTACAACCTTTGTCTCAACAAAACCATATACACGGTCCATTGCTTCATTGGTATTTTCACCTTCACGAACATGGTCAACAACACCAAGATCAACTCGTAAAGATTGGAAATTGCCCAGATTAAGTGTGTATCCAAGTGTTACAGATACCTTTGTTTCGTTTCTTTCGTCCACCACTGCCTCCTTCAAAGGCTAATTAATGCTCTCTGTCCAAACTGGTATAAATCTACCGTCTGCTGTCTTTGTATAAACCAGTATACCATCACCAGTTCTGCGTGTCAACTCCTGACTTGTAGGAGTCATATTGTTTGTTATTAAGTTATCTTTTCTTGGTCTACCAAAATGTATACTTGCTAGTATATCACGGATCTCTTTTACTTGCGATTCAGAATAATATGCTCTAACTTGCCAGTGTCTAGTTCCATTAACTTGTGCACCCATTGGTGGTGGAATAACTCCTCGTTTAATTAATGATGGAATATACTTTCTATGTCTATTGACAAGTCGTGCAGTTTCTGATACAGTATATGCCTTTTCTCTATTTTTTCTAAAATCCGTTCTTAAACAAGTTTCTAATCTATCTTTAGTAATATTGTAAACAGTTACCATCCCAGTTGATCTTGAACTATGATAAAGCCTAACAAGATCACCGTTAAGAAAGTAAATTGTTTTATTACCTGGAATTACAGGCTCGTTATTGTAGTTTTTGCTCTCAAGCTTTCTAGGTTTAAAAGCCATAAGCCCTCCCTGCTTTCTGAAGGGGGATGATAAAATTTTCTAGCCCCACAAGAAATACAATAAGTCTCAATATGCATTTGACTAGAATATTGTCTATCAATAAACATTCTACCATTACATTTTCTACAATGCATTATTATATACCTAGTTAGGAATTCCAACAATAATTAAATTTATAGCAAGTGAAAGATCTCCAGACGAATTGAATCTAACAACACCCTCAACTCTAGAAGTTGTTACAGTTTTTAAAATAACTGATACATTTTGACCTGCTGGAGTATTTCCAGTATTTACTGCAGTAGCGGTTGCAATTGGAGCATATTTAAAATCTGATGGAAAATCATACGAAAATGTTTTTTCATTGCCAGCGTTAACTGTAGAGTTATTTGCTACTACAACATATCCACCAATTATTCTTGCTTGAGATGTTTTAATATTTTGTTTTCCAGCACTTACTGTATCTATAGTAGTATAGTTAAAAGTGGCAGATGAAACTTGATTTGATAGATCATTTATTGTATCTGCTAACTGATAAATATAAGTTACATCAAGAGGTTGCCCTCGTTCTGGTAGTGGTACTTTTGCCATTATATCTCCATTATATCATTAGACTGTTTCATTTAAAAGCCTATAAACTTTTAAAAATGGTGTTCCAGCTGGACCATCTGATCTTACTATTGGTGTTCCTTTTAAATATATCTCAACACTCATTTTATTTGGATTTGTACCCTGAACTACACCGTCTATTGTCCAAGTATTGGGTATTGGCATAGATAAAGAAGTTGTATCTATTCTTTCTTTGTACAGCCAGTCTCCGTTTCCACCACCACGATCCCATCTTACCCAAATATCATACTCATGAGATTTTGTAATTGAATATGTAGTTCCATCATAAATTTTTGTAATTTCAATAGAGTCCCATACTATTGTAGCAATACTACCAGCCTTATTAAAAACAATACTTCCAGGAACTAAAGTATAATCTGGTTGTATTAAATAAACAGGAGACCAATGTGATAGTCTGTTTCTATCGGATGACACTATCCTATATCTTACGTAATAACCTTCATTTTCAGAATTTATTGCTGGCAATTCAGAGTATGG